CTGGCCGCCCTGGAATCCAAGATGGAGGAGATCAGCATCGCGCTGCGCCAGCTCGCCGGCTCCGAAGGAAGCGAGACGTCGCAGGACGGGGAAGACCCCGACGGCGAAGAGGGAGCCGGAACCTACGACGAGGAGCAGGATCCGGAGCAGCCCACCGGCGACGGAGAAAAGCCGTGCGGCAAGACCGGCGACGGCGTCCGCGCCAAGGCCCGCGACGCCCGCGCCCGCACCGTGGACGCGGACACCAAGGCCCGCGCCGCTGTCCTGGCCCCCCGCATCAAGGTCATGGACGGCGACAAGCGCTGCGCCGTGCAGCGCGCCGCCCTGCGCGTGGCCATACAGGACAAGGCCATCGGAGAGGTGGTCAATGCCGCCCTGCGCGGCAGCACCATGGACTCTTGCGACGGCGTCACCCTGGAAGCCGCCTTCGTGGCCGCCTCCGAGGTGGCCAAGGTCCAGAACAACAGGCGCACCGCCGACGGTCTCATCACGGCCAAGACCACGGACTTCGGCAAGACCAAGACGCCGGCGGAGATCAACGAGGCCAACCGCAAACACTACGCCGATCGGGCGAAGGGGGTCTAAGTGAACCACGCCTATATGTTCCGCATGCCTTCCGGCATCGCCGGCGAGGTGACCCGCAAGGAAAACGCCGTCATCGAGCCCAACATCCTGGGTGCGGACATGGCCTTCGGATCGCCCGGAAAGCTCTCCAACGGCAAGCTCGTGAACATCGAGGCCGGCGACACCGCCGCCGATGTGTACGGCTACCTGGCGCGCCCCTACCCGACCCAGGGCGGCGCGCTGGGCCTGACCTCCGACGGCAAGCTCACCGCGGGCAACGCCTGCGACGTGCTGCGCCTGGGCTACCTCAACGTGAACCTGGCCAGGGGCGACGCCGCCAAGGGCGGCGCGGTTTACCTGCGCGTCGCCGCCGTCACGGGCAAGGCCGTGGGCGACCTGGAGACCGCGGCTATCGCGGAGGAAACCGTGGCCTTGCCCGCCACGTTCATGGGCCCGGCCGACGCCAACGGCATCACCGAAATCGCCGTCAAACTCTAGGGAGGACGCATGAGAACCTACGACTCCGAGACCATCAAAGGCTCCGGCATCTTCTTCATCGGAGAGCTGGAGCGCCTGGACAAGACGCTGCACATGCCCCTGGCCAGCGTCACCTGGCCCCGCGACATCGAGCTGCGCGAGGACGTGAGCATCGCCGACGAGTCCAGCAGCTTCACCAACACCAGCTTCGCCGCGGCCGGCGGCGCGAACCCTGGCGGCAAGAACTGGATCGGACCCAAGTCCACCAGCATCGCCGGCATCTCCGTGGGCATCGACAAGACCGTGCAGGCCATGCGCCTATGGGGCATGGAGCTGGGCTACACCCTGCCCGAGCTGGCCGCCGCGCAGCAGGCCGGCCGGCCCATCGACAACCAGAAGTACGAGGGCCTGAAGCTCAAGCACAACATGGACGTGGACGAGCAGGTCTACGTCGGCGACTCGGACATGGGCTGCACCGGCCTGCTCAACAACGCCAACATCACCCCGATCCCCGTCGGCGCGGCCTGGACCAATGAAACGGATCCCCTGGTCATGCTGGGGGACATCAACGACATCATCGAGCAGACCTGGGCCGCCAGCGCCTATGCCGTGTGCCCCACGAACCTGCTGCTGCCGCCGGCCAAGTTCGCCTACCTGGTCAAGCCGGTGACGAGCGCCGGCAGCGAGTCCATCCTCTCCTACGTGGCCAAGAACTGCCTCAGCTTCGCGCAGAACGGCCGCCCGCTGGAGATCAACCCGGTCAAGTGGGCCACCGGCCTCGCCGGCTCGGGCAAGGACCGCGCCGTGGCCTACACCAAGGGCCAGACCTACGTCCGCTTCCCCTTGGTGCCCCTGCAGCGCACGCCGCTGGAGTACCGCGGGCTGCAGCAGCTCTGCGTCTACTTCGGCCGCCTGGGCGAGGTGGAATTCGTCTACCCCGAGACCGTGGGCTACGCCGACGGCATCTAGACCAACCCACAGCGGTCCATGCCGGGCCGCCGTGAAAACCAGGGAGAAGCACCATGCCCAAGATCAGAGTCATCGAGTTTCTCGGCATCGAGTTCGCCATCGGCGACGGCCTGAAGGAGTTCACCCCCGGCGTGCACGAGGTGACCGAGGACCAGCTGGGCCACCCGCAGATCCAGGCGGCCATCGAGGCCGGCCAGGCTGAGGTGATCCAGGAGCCCGAGGCCGCCGGCACGGGCGTCCAGGGCTCCGAGGACAGCGTCCCGGCGCAGCCCGCCGCCGACACGTCGGCCACGGCCACCCCGGCCACGGACGCCGCCCCGGCGGATGCCTCGGCCCAGGCTGAGGCCAAGGACTAGCGAGACGGTTCAAGTCAACGAGGCGGCCCCTGCGGGGGCCGCCTTCCCCACGGAGGAACCATGCCGCAAATCAAGGTCATCAAGCCGTTCCATGTGCCGGCCATCGGCGGCCGGCCGCGCCGCCTGCTCCCCGCCGGGGAGCACGAGCTGAGCCAGGAGGAGCACGAGCACTGGTTTGTGCAGGGCTCGCTTGCCGCCGGCAGGGCCAAGCTGATCCGCGACGAGCAGGATGAATTTATCGCGGCGTTCAACGCCTCTCCCAGCGCTCCCATCGCTCCTGTCACGCCGGCCAAGGCCGCGCCGCAGGCACAGCCCAAAGCGCCAAAGGCCCCCAAGGACGCCCCGAAGGGCAAGGGCAAGTAGATGGACATCGCGGGCTTTCGCGCGGCCTTCCCGGCCTTCACCGAGGATCTGCACCCGGATGTGCGGGTGAGCTTCTGGCTGACCGTGGGCTCCAAGCGGCTTTCCGCCGATCGCTGGGATGAGCTGCTGGATCAGGGCCTGTGCCTCTACGTGGCGCACAACCTGACCCTGGAGCGCGCGGCGAGCCTGGACACCAGCGGAGCGGGCGGCATGAGCGCCGCGTCCGGGGTGGTGACGGGAGAGAGCAAGACCGTGGGGCCCCTCTCCAAGTCCAAGAGCTTCAGCCAGGCCACCACAGCCAACCCCGAGGGCGCACAGTGGAACGCCACCATCTACGGCCAGCAGCTGTTCGACCTCATGCGGCTGGTGGGCGTGGGAGGGATCTGCGGATGATGCCCGGCGTCAGGACCGTGGTGGACAATTCCCGCCGGCTGGAGGCTGCCCTCAAGGCGCTGACCAGCCAGGAGGTGCTCGTGGGCGTTCCGGCGGAAAAGGCCGAGCGCCAGGCCGTCCCCGAAGACGGCGAGTTCGGGCCCATCACCAACGCGCAGCTCCTCTTCATCCACGAGAAGGGCAGCCCGGCCCGCAATATCCCGGCGCGGCCCACCATCGACCCCGGCGTACACAAGGCCAAGGACCCCATTGCGGACCAACTGCGCGCCGCGGGCGTGGCCGGACTTGAAGGCAACACCGCCGGCGTCAATGCGGCCTTGGAGAAGGCCGGGATCATCGCACAAAACAGCGTGCGCGCTCAGTTCGTCGACGGCGGTTTGCAGCCCTTGGCTGCTTCCACCCTGGCCAAGCGCATAGGCACCGTGCACGGGCCGGACGGCAAGATCATCAAGCGCGGCAAGACCAGGGCCGAAAGCGGAGCCATCAATCCGCTCATTCTGTCCGGCCAGTTGCGCAAGGCCATCACTTACGTGGTGCGGAAGAAGGGAAGCTGACCATGCTCGATGTCTCCGATGTGCTGCGGGATCCCGACCTGGTGCAGAGCGTTCAGGTGACGCGCGCCGCGGAGGACGTGGACGACCACGGCCGCACGCTGCTCACGCCCGGCGAGATCAGCATCCAGGGCGTGGTGCATCCGGCCACGGAAGAGCAGTTGCAGCGCCTGCCCGAGGCAGACCGCAGCAACGAGACCATCGCGGTCTACACGGCCACCAGGCTCACCGCCGGAGACGACACGCATGCTCCGGACGTGGTGACCTGGAAGGGCGGCACGTACCTGGTCAAGGGCGTCTGGGACTACTCGGACTATGGCTATTTCGAGGCCCTGGCGGTCTCCAACACCATGCAGGGCAAGGCGGCTGAATGACCAACAGCAGCGCCACCGCGGGCTACCTGGCCCCCACGTCCTCGCCGCTCACCGAGCAGCAGCTCGAGGATGCGCTGACGGCCATGGTGGCGGGGATCACCGGCCTGGCCGGCAAGATGGTGCGCCCGCGCTGGCAGCCCACCCCGCCGAAGCAGCCGGCGCATACCGTCAACTGGTGCGCCATCGGCATTCCGGACGAGGACTTCGGCCGCTTCCCAGCCGTGCTTCACAATGGCGCGGGCGACGGCTCGGACACGGTCGTCACCTGGGAGACCCTGAACGTCCTGGCCAGCTTCTATGGGCCGAACTCGCGGGATCTCGCCTGCAGGCTGCGCGACGGGCTCTCCGTTGAGCAGAACCGGGCGACGCTGCGCCAGGCCGGCCTGGCCGTGGGCGACATCGGACGCATGATCAGACTCCCGGAGCTGGTCAACAACATCTGGGTGCGGCGCGTGGATCTGCCGCTCGAACTGCGCAACGAGGCGCGCCGAACGTTCGACGTGCTGAATCTTCTCGATGCCCCTGTCACCATCATCAGCGACAGCGGCCTTACCGTGCAAACAGACACCTTGGACTAGGGAGGATTTATGGCAGGCCTTTCCGTCAACCGCGTGATCAACGTCACCGTCAACCTTTCCGCGCGAGCAGCCGGGTACAGAAACTTCGGCGTGCTGTGTATCGTCGGCGACTCCGGCGTCATCGACGGCAAGGAGCGCGTGCGCTCCTACCTGAGCCTCGACGAGGTCGGGGCCGACTTCGGCGTCAACGACCCCGAGTACCTGGCCGCGGAGCTGTACTTCGCGCAGACGCCCCGGCCGCAGACGCTCATGATCGGCAGCTGGCTGCGCGCGGCCTCCCCGGCCGTGCTCTATGGCGGCGCGGCCGAGAGCGACCCAGCCGCCTGGACGGCCGTCACCACTGGGGCCATGAAGCTCGACGTGGGCGGCGCGCTGAAGAGCCTCACGGGCATGGACTTCAGCCTCCAGACCGACATGAACGGTGTGGCCTCGGTCATCAACGCCAAGCTGACGGCCCAGGGCGCGGGCTGCATCTGGGACGGCGAGCGGTTCGTCATCACCAGCACGGCCACCGGGGCCGCGGCCACGCTGGGCTATGCCGCCGCGCCCACCACAGGCACGGACATCAGCGCCATGACCGGCCTGACCGTGGACCTGGCCCTGCTGCCGGTCTCCGGCTTCGACGCCGAGAGCCCGGCGGCCTGCGCCCAGACCCTGGCCGATGTCTCGGGCGAGTGGTACGGCCTGATGTTCGCGGCCAGCGTCATGCCCACCGATGACCAGGCCGTGGCCGTGGCCGCCTACATCGAGGCCGCGAGCAAGACCCGCCTCGTGGGCTTCACCCTCACCGACCCCCGTTGCCTCAGCTCCGAATTCACCACGGATCTGGGCTCCAGGGTCAAGGCCCTGGGCTACCGGCGCAGCGTCAGCCAGTACAGCTCGCAGAGCGCCTACGCCATGGCCAGCTTCTTCGGCCGGGCCTTCTCCGTGAACTTCCAGGGCAGCAACACCACGCTGACCATGAAGTTCAAGCAGGAACCGGGGATCATCGCCGAGACCCTGACCGAAACCCAGGCCAACGTGCTCGACAGCAAGAACATCAACGTCTTCGTCAATTATGACAACGACACGGCCATCGTCGAAGAAGGCCGGGTCGCGAGCGGCGCGTACTTCGATGAGGTGCACGGCCTCGACTGGCTGCAGAACGCGATCCAGACCAACTGCTTCAATGTGTTCTATGGCAGCGAGACCAAGGCTCCGCAGACCGAGGGCGGCGTCACCCAGGTGCTCAATGGGGCTGCGCAGGCCATGAAGCAGGGCGTGACCAACGGCCTCCTCGCCCCCGGCGTCTGGCTCGGACCGAGTTTTGGGCACCTGAAGACCGGCGCTTACCTGCCCCGCGGCTGGTACCTCTACTCGCAGCCCATCGTGGACCAGGCCCAGGCCGAACGCGAAGCCCGCAAGACCCCGCCCATCCAGGCCGCGGCCAAGCTGGGCGGAGCCCTGCATTCCGCTGACATCATGATCACCGTGAACCGCTAAAAAAAGGAAGGAATACCATGCCCGCATATAGTCTTCAGGACGTTTCCTGCAGCATCGACGGCCCCGGAGGGATGTTCGAAATCATGGGCTCCGGCGTGGCCGAGGAAGGCATCAACATCGAACCCGTGGGCGACAAGAACACCATGACCATGGGCGGGGACGGCGCGGGCATGCATTCGCTGTCGGCCTCCACCGCCAGCACTGTGACCATCAAGCTGCTCAAGACCAGCCCGACCAATGCGCAGCTCATGGGCATGTACAACTTCCAAACGGGCAGCTCCGCCCGCCATGGCCAGAACACCATCGTGGTGCGCGACGCCGCGCGGGGTGACCTGGTCACGCTGAACGAGGTGGCCTTCAAGAAGATCCCGCCGATCGGCTACGCCAAGGAAGGCGGCCTGCTCGAATGGACGTTCGACGCCATTGAAACCATCCCCATGCTCGGCGGCGATAGCCTGCTCGGCCTGCTGCTGTAGGAGGTGCCCATGAGCCTGGAATTTGAGGCCGGGGGCCAAACCTACCGCGCCGGAATCCTCGACGTGAAAAGGCAGTTCCATGTGACTCGCCGGCTGTCCCCGCTCCTGGTGGGGCTCCTGGAGTCCGGCATCATGGACAGGGTGAAGGCCCAGAAGAAGGAAGGCATGAAGCCGGAGGATCTTTTCGCCCTGCTGGCGGAAGTGGATCTCGGTCCCTTGCTCAAGTCTGTGACCACGGGTCTTTCCACGCTGCCCGAAGAAGACGTCGACTACGTCCTCAACGCCTGCATGCGCGTTGTGGAGCGCAAGCAGATCACCGGGGGCTGGGCTCCTCTCATGCGGGGCGACCTGCTGATGTTCGAGGATCTGGACATGCAGGTCATGCTGCAGATCGTCTGGCAGGTGCTCGAACACAGCCTCTCCGGTTTTTTCGGCGGTCTGCCCCAGGGTTCACCCGGCGAGAGCCGGACGTAGCCTGCGAGTGGGTCAGCCTGCCGGACGGGGAGGATTGGCTCCTGCGGCCGGTGCTGGCCGGGTGCTGCAAGTACGAGAGCTTGCTTGACGGCACCCTGGGGCTTGAGGACATCGCGCTCCTGAATGATGCGCTGGACGTGCAGCAAGAGAACGAACGCCGCTACATAGAGGCGAAAGAAAAAGAGAGGGGCGATGGGCGCGGGCGCTGAGGTCATGAAGGAATACCTGGTCCTGCTGGGATTCCAGGTTGACGAGGCCGGCAAGGCGAAGTTCGCCTCCTGGCTGAGCCAGTCCGCGCGGCGCGTCGGCGCGTTCTACGGCGGCATCGAGGCCGCGGCCGGGCTTCTCTACACTGGCATCTACAAGATCGCGGAGCATAATGCCGAGCTGCTGAATACCGCCGAGGCGCTGGGCATGACCGTGGGCAAGCTGCGCGAACTGAACTTCCTCGCCGGCCTTACGGGCAGCTCGGCCGATGCCTTGCAGGCTTCCCTGCGCGGCGTGCAGCAGGCCATGGCCGGGGCCACCATCGGCCAGGGCGGCCTCGTCCCCTTTGCCCGCCTGGGCATCCGGATCAAGGATGCCAACGGCCACCTGCGCGAGACTTCCGACGTGCTCATGGATGTCGGTCAGAAGATCAAGAAGATGGACCGCCCGCGCGCGGAGATGTTCCTGGGACAGCTGGGCATCGACCGCAGCCTGTACAAGATGCTGACGCAGGACGTGACTGGTCTCACCCAAGCCTACCGCGAGATGTATGCGGCCACGGGCATGAACGCCCAGGAGGCCGCCGAGAAAAGCCGCGGCTTCGTGCAGGAGGTGAAGCTCCTCAAGGCGGTCTTTGGCCTCCTGGGCGAGACCATCAATCTCGCGCTCATCGACAAGGGCGGCAAGGACGTCACGGCCTTTCGCAAGCAGCTGCTGGCCAACTTCGCCCAGATCGTGCAGGTGCTCCTGGTCTTTATCCAGCTGCTTCTCCGCGTGGCCGGTTTTTTCGGCACCATGACCATGCGCATCGTCAAGTGGGTCGGCAGCCTGGTGCGCTGGTTCGGGTCCCTCGACTCCTCCACCCAGACTCTCATCCTCTCCGTGCTCGGCTTCGCCGCGGCCTGGAAGTTCCTGAACCTGAGCTTCCTGGCCACGCCGCTTGGGCGGCTGTTCGCCCTCGGCCTGGTCATCGCCGCGCTGATAGACGACTTTCAGACCTGGCAGGAGGGCGGCGAGAGCCTCATCAACTGGGGCAGCGACTTTACCAAGGTCATCGTGGGTGTCACCGGCGTGGTGGGGTTGCTCGTCGCCGGCATGGCCGTGGTTCCGGGCATCATTTCCGCCGTGGTTACGGCAGGAACCATCCTCACCGCGGGCATCGAAGGGATCACGACGGCGATTCGCATCATGTCCGCCGCCGCGGCAGCCAACCCCCTCATGGCGTTCTTCCTCGCGGCGGCCCTCGTCGCCTCCCTCATCATCGCCAATTGGGAGACGGTGAAGGCCTGGTTCCAGTCCTTTGTGGATTGGCTTTCGGACAAGTTCAGCTGGGTGCTCACCGCCGCCCGCGCCGCCGCGCGGATCATGGGCAGCGGCCAGGGAGGCTCCGCGCCGGCGCTCGGCCCCTCGCCCGCATTCGCCGCGAACGCGTCCGCCGCCGTGGCGGGCGGCCAGAAGATAGAGCTGAACGCCACCGCCCACATCAACGTGGACGGCTCGGATGATCCCGAAACCGTGGGCCGCCGTGTTCTTAGCGGGCAGCAAAGGGTCAACGCCGATTTCGTGCGCAACATGCGCGGGGCCGCGTCATGACCAACACCACGCTCTCCTCCAGCACCGAGACCGTGTACCTGCGGCCCAAGCGATCCATTGGCGGCCTGACCATGGACGTGACCATCGAGGAGAACCACAGCCAAGAGATTGAGATCACCGAACACCCTGTGGAACAGGGCGCATCCGTGACGGACCACGCCTACCTCAAGCCGGCCTCGCTCACCATCAAGGCCGGCGTGACGGACTCGAAAGCCGCCACCGCGGGCGACAAGCCCTCCGTGGCCATGTACGAGGCCCTGCGCAAGCTCCAGGGCAGCCGCGAGCCCTTCGACGTGGTCACCGGAAAGCGCGTGTACAAGAACATGCTCATCAAGAGCCTCAGCGTGCAGGATGACCTGGCCACCGAGAACGCCCTGCTCGTGACCGCGGAGCTCCAGGAGATCATCATGGCCAACGTGGTGGCCGTGAACATCCCCCGTGCGCGCCAGAAGCTGCGCCGGACCAACGCCACCACGGACAAGGGCAAGGTGCAGGCGGTGGAGGTTCCCAAATCAGCGAGTCTGCAGCTTGTCGGCGGCAAGGGATACCGGAAAACGCCATGACCCAGCTGGCCTATACCATTCCCCTTACGGCCGAGGACCAGGCCTGCACGGTCTCGCTCGCCGGCGTGGAGTATCAGCTGACCCTGCGCTGGAACAGCGCGGACGAGGGCGGCTGGGTGCTGGACATCGCATGGCCCGACGGCGGCGGCGACCTGGTGACCGGGATCCCGCTCGTCACCGGCTGCGACCTGCTCGCGCCGTACGACTATCTGGGCATCGGCGGCGGCCTGGTGGTCTGGGCGGACGACAACGACCTGCCGCCCCGCGTGGACAATCTCGGCGATGGCGTCGACCTGGTGTTCATCACCGCGGAGGCGGCATGACCGACCTGAGCGACCGCCTGTACCTGCGCAAATGCAGCCTCGTCGTGGGCGGCGGCAGCGGCCAGGGCCTGGAGCTGGGCGACCTGCGCGTGGTCTTCGGCTCTCACAAGGCCGACTTCGAGACGCCCAACCGGCTGGATTGCCGCGTGTACAACCTGGCCGAGGAGACTTGCCACCGCCTGGGGACAAAGGAATTTACGCGGCTTGTCCTGCAGGCCGGGTACGAGGGCAACTTCGGCCTGATCTTCGGCGGCACCATCCGCCAGGTGCGCTTCGGCCGGGAAAACGGCGTGGACACCTATGCCGACTTCCTGGTGAGCGACGGCGACCGGGCCTACAACTACGCTGTGGTCAACGCCACCCTGGCCGCCGGGGCCACGCACCGGGACAAGGTCAACGCCGCCGTGGCCGCCATGGCTCCGCACGGCGTCACGCCGGGCTACATCCCGGACCTGGGCGGCCAGGCCATGCCGCGCGGCCAGGTCCTGTACGGCATGGCGCGCGACCATATGCGCACGGCCGCGCACACCACGGACACCTCCTGGAGCATCCAGGACGGCGCGGTACAGATGGTGCCCAAGCGCGGCTACCTTCCCGGAAACGCCATTTCACTGACCGCGGAGAGCGGCCTTGTGGGCATGCCCGAGCAGACCAACGACGGCATCATGGTGCGCTGCCTGCTCAACCCGCGCCTGCGCGTGGGCAGCCGAATCCACCTGAACAACAAGAGCATCATCCGCTTCAAGACAGACCTGCGCATCGGCGCGTTCCAACATGCCCCGCGCATCGACCGCGACGGGCTCTACCGCATCCTGGCCATTGAGTTCCGGGGCGATACGCGCGGCCAGGACTGGTATTGCGACCTGACCTGCGTGGGCATCGACGACTCCGCGCCGCTCCTGTCCAAGATCATCGTCAGCAACGGAGGCCGCTAGATGGACCTGCGCGAACGCTTCGATGATCCGGTGGAGGCCACCAGGGCGGCCATGGACGGCCGCCAGGCGCAGATACAGACCTCCATGCCGGGAATCATCCAGAGCTACGACCCCGAGCGCCAAACCTGCACCGTGCAGCCGGCCATCAAGGGCCGCGTGGAAGCGCCCGACGGCACCGTGACCAGCGTGGCCCTGCCGCTGCTCGTGGACGTGCCCGTGATTTTTCCCTCCGGCGGCGGCTGCATCCTGACGTTCCCCATCGAGCCGGGGGACGAATGCGAGGTGCGCTTCGCCTCGCGGTGCATCGACGCCTGGTGGCAGTCCGGCGGCGTACAGGAGCCCCTCTCAACGCGCATGCATGACCTCTCCGACGGTTTCGCATACGTCGGTCCACGCAGCCAGGCGCGCAAGCTGACGGACGTCAGCACCACGGAGACGCAGCTGCGCAGCGATGACGGCTCGGTCTGCCTGGGCCTCAACCCCGTGGCCAAGACGCTCACCGTGAAGGCCCCCGGCGGGGTGGTCTACGACACGCCGCTCTTCCACTGCACCGGCGACATCACCGCCGGGAACATCAGCCTGGAGCACCACGAGCATTCCGACCCGCAGGGCGGCAATACCGGAGGCCCTGAATGAGGCTGCGCAAGTGGGACACAAACGGCGACATGCAGGCCGGCCACGGCCTGGCCGACTACTGGATCAACACGCCCGAGGGCGTGGCCCAGGCCGTGGTGCAGCGGCTAAAGCTCATGACCGGGGAGTGGTTTTTGGACTCGCAGGAGGGCACGCCCTACGTGGGCGCGGTCCTCGGCAAGCACACCGAGCAGAGCTACGATCCCGTGATCCGCGAGCGCATCCTGGACACCGACGGCGTGACCAGCCTGGACGCCTACAGCTCCAGCCTCAACCGCGACACGCGCAAGCTCAGCGTCACCGCCACCATCAGCACGCAATACGGCCAGGCCCAGATCCAGGAGGTGCTCTGATATGAGTCTTGCGGGGTACATCGACGCCACGGGGATCCACGTTCCCACCTACCCGGAGATCCTGGACGAGCTGCAGGCGGACTACCGGTCCATCTTTGGTCAGGATGTCTACCTGGACCCGGACAGCCAGGAGGGCCAGATGCTGGCCATGTTCGCCCTGGCCATCTATGACGCCAATCAGCTCGCCGTGAGCGTGTACAACGCCTTCTCCCCGCAGACCGCTCAGGGCGCGGGGCTCTCGCGCATGGTCAAGCTCAACGGCCTGGCCAGGCAGACCGCGTCCAACTCCACGGTCGACGTGACGCTCAGCGGCACCGCGGGCACCATCATCACCGGCGGCGTGGTTCAGGACGTGGCCGGCCAGAAGTGGGACCTCCCGGCTTCGGTGACGATCCCCTTCAGCGGCGAGATCACCGTCACCGCCACGGCCGAAACCATCGGGAACATCCAGGCCGCCGCCGGCGACGTATCCCAGATCGCCACCCCCACGCGCGGGTGGCAGACCGTCGGCAACGCCGCGGCGGCCACGCCCGGCGCGCCGGTGGAGTCCGACGCCACCCTGCGCCAGCGCCAGGCTGTTTCGACCGCCTTGCCGTCCCAGACCGTGCTGGAGGGTATCGTGGGCTCCCTGGCCAACCTGGCCGGCGTGACCCGCTACAAGGGCTACGAGAACGACACGGACGCGACGGACGCCAACGGGCTGCCCGCCCACGCTATCTCGCTGGTGGTCGAGGGCGGCGACGACGCGGACATCGCCCAGGCCATCGCCGTGAAGAAGACCCCCGGCGTGCCGACCTATGGCGCCACGAGCGTCGTCGTCACCGACACCTACGGCATGCCCAACACCATGCACTTCTTCCGTCCCGGGCTGGTGGCCCCGTTGGTGGCCGTCACCATCATCGCGCTGCCCGGCTATGTCTCCACCACCGGTGTGTCCCTTCAGGAGAACCTGGCCGCCTACCTGAACGGTCAGGACATCGGCGAGGACGTGCTCCTGTCCCGGCTTTACACGCCCATCAACGCGGCCGAGCCGGACGCGGCCAAGAAGACGTTCTATGTCACGTCCCTGGCCATCGCTCGTCCCGGCCAATCCCCGGCGGCGGCGAACCTTGACCTGGCGTTCAATGAGGTCGCCGTCGGCGACGTGGCCAATATCACGCTCACGGTCGGCAGCTAGAGGTCGCAATGGCGCTTCCCACCCTTGCAGATTACCAGGGCCTGGCCACCTCGCTCTACCGGAGCAAGCCGAACTTCATGGCCCTCTGCGCGGCGCTGGCGCAGCCGCTGGTCGACCTGCAGGCGCTGCTCGAGGCGGTGCGCTCGGGCTTCGACCTGGACACGGCCGTGGGCGTGCAGCTCGACCAGGTCGGCCAGTGGGTGGGCCGGTCGCGCTACCTGGATATGCCCCTCACGGGCGTCTACTTCTCCTGGGGCATCCCCGGCGTCGGCTGGGGGCAAGGCTCCTGGAAAGGCCCCTATGATCCGGACTCGGGCATGGTGGCCCTGCCGGACGACGTGTACCGCACGCTCTTGCGCGCCAAGATCGCCGCGAATACCTGGGACGGCACGATCCCCGGAGCCTACGAGGTCTGGCAGACGCTGTTCCGCGGTTCCGGGCCCATCATCGTGATCCAGGACCTGCAGGATATGACCATGGTCGTCGGCGTGGCCGGGCAAAGCTTGGACGCGGTGACACGCGCCCTCCTGGTGCACGGCTACCTGCCGCTCAAGCCCGCCGGCGTGCGCATCCGGTACTTCGCCGTGCCCCCGGCCGGCGGTCCGCTTTTCGCCTGGGGCTGTAATTCCGAGGCCCTGGCCGGCTGGAGCCTTGGCAGCTGGCCCGAGCACATCATGCTGGAGACCATATGAGCAGTACCTCCAATCTCTCTGGGCCCAAGCTCGCCGCGGCCCAGGCGCTGGCCGCCGCGCAGTCGGCGGTGACCAAGGCCAACGCCGCGGCGGCCTCGGCCACGGCCGCGGCCAATGCGGCAGGCACGGCCACCACCAAGGCGGCCGAGGCGGAGGGCAGCGCCGAAATCGCCAGCGCCAGCGCCAGCTCGGCCGAGGCCTCGGCTACAACGGCTTCGACAGCGGCCACGACGCTCGAGGGTATGGTCGATGCGAACCTGGCCAGCGCCGAGGAGGCAAGCGCCTCGGCCACCGCCGCCGCCGGGAGCGCCACTGCCTCGGCTGCCAGCGCAGACACGGCGAGTGCCGCGGCGACCGAGGCCGACAGCCGCGCCAGCGCGGCCGCAGGGAGCGCCTCAGACGCCAGTACCAAGGCCACCGCAGCGGATGTCTCGGAATCGGCTGCGGCCGGCAGCGCTACGAGCGCCGCCGGTTCGGCAACCGCTGCGGCGGGCTCGGCCAACAGCGCGTCTTCAAATGCGACCAATATCGCAGCACTGCTGGCGTCCTTCCGTGGGGTGTTTCTCGGGGCCTTTGCCTCGGACAGCGCCGCCAACACCTTCGCGTCCGCCCAGGGAATAACTCTGGCCGCCGGCCTGATGTACGAGAACACCGCGGAGGACAAATTCCGCATTTATAGCGGGTCGGCCTGGGGTGATTATGACGCCTCGGCGCAGTCCAGCCAGTCTGCAGCGGCCTTGAGTGCGGCCAATGCCGCGACTTCCGCCTCCGCAGCCGCCTCGTCATCCACGAGCGCCAGCGGCTCCGCAAGCACGGCCACTACGCAGGCAAATAATGCCGCGACTTCTGCCGCTGCTGCAAGCGCCTCGGCCATCGCCGCGGCCTCAAAGGAAACCGACGCGGCCAGCAACGCCGTGGCAGCAGCAGCCTCTGCCGCGGCAGCCGCTTCGTCTGCTACGAGCGCCAGTAATTCCGCAAGCACGGCGACCACACAGGCTAGCAACGCGGCCACGTCAGCCAGCGCGGCCAACACCAGCGCCACGAATGCGTCCAGTTCGGCGATAGCAGCCGCGGGCTCGGCCACCAGCGCATCGACCTCTGCCACGACGGCGACCTCCAAGGCCTCGGATACGTCCACCAGCGCCACAAACGCAGCCAGCTCGGCGACAGCCGCCGCCGGTTCGGCCACTTCCGCCGCCTCATCCGCAACAAGCGCCGGCGGCTCAGCGGTTACGGCCACCACGCAGGCAACGGCCGCGGCGAATTCGGCGGCGGCGGCAGCAGCGGCGGCCGCGGGTGTCGCGGCCAACGCGACCGACCCTGTGGCGCGCGACCTCGGCGTCTTTAATTCGTTCCTGGAGCAAATCAACCTGGCAAGGGCATCCGGCCCCGTTCCCAGCGGTTTTATGAGCCTGTTCCTTACTGACGAGCTGGCCACCAAGACCAATGCCACCTACGACGGGACGAACCACCTGTATTCTAACAAGCCGACGACCACAGTTGCCGACTCAGGCACCATTAGCGCTGGAAACGGCAGCACAAATACCTACATAGACCGCTCATTTTCACTCTCGAACGGGGTGACTGTCACTCAGGTCGGGATCTACTCCACCAATGCCGGCAGCGGATACGTATACATCGTGCAATATAACGGCTCCGCGTCCTACACGGTAGTCGTCTCACAAGCCATCACCCACGGCGGAGGTGGCTGGCAATATTTCACCTTGTTAACGCCATACGTGGTGCCAGGCACAGGGACATATTATTGCGGAATGTACATGGGCGGTTCCGGTTCTGGCGGCCAGGTATCCTCTGCTCGCTCCTATATTTCTGGGGCTATCAGCGGGACGGTGACGCTAAACGAGGACTCGAATGTCCATCCGTCCCTCGGGTATGTGTATCAAACGGCCACAACGAACATGACTCTTATCCCGACGGCTATCGCCGCCGGGGCCGCGCCGAGCACCGCGTCACTCTACCTGCTGCATAAGGCCATTGATTCCGTAACGCTCGGCACTGACCTGAAAGTCAGGTGCTCTCGAGACGGCGGGACAACCTGGAGCGCCTACACAGCCCCTGTGGTCGTCTGCCAGTATGACGGCAATTACAATCTGCTCAAGGCAATTGTTGATCTCACCTCGACGACAAGCGGGACGAGCATCAAGTGGGAAATCACAACTTACAACACCAAAGGCCAGCAGGTGCGCGCAGTCGCCACGCTGCTCAGCTAGGAGGACACTGTGACGACCATAAATCAGATCTACCCGTTCGGTGAAACCGCTGCCACGGCGAATATCCTGGACAACGCGGGCTACCTTGCGGACGCGCAGCGGCTTTCCGGGCATCAGCCGGGCATCGGCCGGCAGGAGCTGGAAAACGCGGTGCTGCGCAACCTGTCCAGATTCTGCCATGGCCTGGCCGAATTCATCGCCGAGCGGTACGAGCCGGGCGTTGTGGACGACGGAGACGCCTCTAAGATCATCGCCGGCATGACGGCCGCCATCGAGGCTGTGGCCGCAGGCGTCTTCTCGACAGTCTCCCTGGCCACCATCGAGGCCCCCGGAATCATCCAGCTGGCCACGCATGAAATGGCGATCGCGGGGCTCGATGACCAGGACGCCGTGACCTCGGAGGCCATGGGCATGGCCATCATCGGCGCTGTGCGGGCCTACACGCGCCAGCAGTATGCCGCCCAGGTCCTGCGCAATGGGGTCAGCGGGGCCCAGGCCGTGGACCTGGACCAGAACCAGGCCCTGGCCATCATCGCCACCGGGGCCATCACCATGTCCGCCCCCACCCAGATGGTGGCCGGAAAGACTTGCATGCTCTTCCTCTATGCCGCCAGCGCGCAGACGGTCAGCTGGGATACTACATGGCATGGGACGTCGCTGGCCATCCTGCCCACCTCGCTCGCCGCGGGCAAACTGCTGATGATCACCGCTATGTGCGTCACAACCCCCGCCGGGACTTATATGGTGCCGGTCGGCATGGTCCAGGAGGCGTAAAATGCACGTCTCGCCCCTCGTCAGCCCGCCGCCCGGGCTGAAGCTGATTAGCGGAGTCCTGGGCGTCCCCTTCGGCAACCTCACCGCCGGAGCTGGTCTTGCGAGACCGTTCGCCGGGTCCATCTCCGCGACCTCGTCCTATTGGAATGGAGGCAGTGATACAGCCTACGACCCCGGCAGTGGCTTGGTTGCCGGGATCATCGGCAAGATTTGGCCGTATCCGGTGGTCGTCGGGGAAATCAAGGCGTGGTCCTCGGGCAGCGGCTGGGACCGCGCCTCGCAGGTATCCACCATCTACATGCACTACCAGGCGTCCAACGACACCACCACCGGCCTCGATGGCACGTGGACGGACCTGCTCACGGAATCGTTTTTGGATGCTTGGGGCTCGCAGGATGCTCGCCAGGTCGGCATCAGCTCGTTGACGCGGTATCTGGCCCATCGGATCTATTTCACCACGTCCTATTCGCCGTCCTATCAGTGCAATGGCCTTGAAATCTACGCCTATAGCTGGATCTAGGAGGATCGCATGAATATCTACAGATACCCCGCCGGAGCGGTCGTCAACGGGTCGCCTCTGGCCGAGCCCACCGCCCTGGCCCCGTGCCGCTGCGTCATCGGCGGTTTTCTGCACGGCCCGGAGATCTGCGAACTGTGGACGCCCGAGGAGTTGGCCGCCATCGGCATCAAGCGCGTGGTGGCAGACGAGCTGCCCGTGGACGCCACCGGTTGGCCATACCTGCCCGGGGAGCCCGTGGACGTGGAGACGGACACCGAGATCCAGCGCAGCTACCCGAACGCGGTGCCGGACACCGCAGGCAGCGCGGCCAACCAGGCCGCCCTGGCCAATGCGGTGCGCGCCGACCGCGACGCCAGGCTTTCCGCCTGCGACTGGACACAGCTGCCGGACGCGCCGCTCACCACCGGCATCAAGGCGGAGTGGGCGACCTACCGCCAGGCGCTGCGGGATCTCACGAAGCAGTCGACGTTCCCGGCCAGCGTGACCTGGCCCGCGCCGCCGGAGTAGCTCTTTGGAAGCAGCGGAGGGGCCTTGCGGCCCCTCCGGCGTTTGGATGGGAGAGGCGGGGGAGTGCAACCTCCCCCACGGCCCGGCGTTAGAGCGCCGGTCCCGGCCGAAGCCGCTCTCCGGCCCGTGCGCACGGGGTACCGGAGAGGTAGCAGGCGGAGGCACAACATTCAAGGACGGACAGATGTCCAAGAGCCCTTTGTGCTGGATCGGCGGCAAAAGCCTGCTGGCCAAGACCATCATCCCCCGCATTCCACCCCACGAAACCTATTGCGAGGCCTTTGCCGGAGCTGGCCAGGTCTTCTTCCGCAAGCCCGAGAGCCGGTTCGAGACTCTGAACGACCTCAACGGCGAGCTGGTGACCTTCTACCGCGTGCTCAAGTTCCATTTGGAAGAGTTCTGCCGGCAGTTTAAGTGGCTGCTGGTCAGCCGGGAGTGGTGGGAGGATTGGAACCGCCAGCTCGCCGCAGGCGGCCTCACAGACGTGCAGCGCGCGGCCCGCTTCTACTATATCCAGCGTCAGGCCTTCGGGGGCAAGGTGACCGGCCGGAGCTTCGGCTATGGGCCCCAGGTCCGGCCCAGGGTCAACCTGCTGCGCCTGGAGGAGGAGCTTTCCGAGGCGCATCTGCGCCTGGCCAGGGCGACCATCGAGCACCTGCCCTATGCGGACTTCCTGGAGCGCTACGATCGGCCGGGCACCTACTTTTACCTGGACCCGCCGTACTGGGGCATGGAGGACTATTACGGCAAGGAGCTGTTCGCGCGCGAGGACTTCACGAGCCTGGCCAGGCAGCTCGCCGGCATCGAGGGCAAGTTCCTGCTGAGCCTCAACGACGTGCCCGAGGTGAGGGCGATCTTCAAAGCCTTCCGCATCGAGGCGGTGGCCACTCGCTACTCCTGCTCGAAGACGGCCAACAAACCGGCCGGCGAAGTGCTCATCAGCAACTACGACCCGCCGTCGCGACCTTGATTTTTGAAATGATGTTGCAGTATATGAAATAGCGAAGCGGGTTCAATTATCACGATTCGGGCCGCGAGTTTTCGCGACGCGCATCATCCTACACAAATTTTTGAAAGGGGGAGGGGGGGTTCACCTCACACCATCAACCCGTCTTCCATCCTGACCACGCGGTCGGCCAGCCGGGCATACTCTTCATTATGCG